AAGCCATAATATTTTATTTTTTAAGGGTTAAAGATGCAGAGGTTTTTACACCCCTGCTTCTATTAATTTAGTTTATTTACGATACTAATACTACATCAGCTCCAATACCTACTTGACAACCTCCTGAGTATCTTGCAACAACTCTCATATTGTCAGAACCATCTAAAGCAGACATATCCATTAATGCAATTCTAGTTTGGTCTGAAAGCAAGTCAGTACCAAAGAAAAGATTTGATTTTTCTGCTGCTACTAAAACATCATTTGACATTCCTGTACAAACTGCAATTTTTATTCCTTCAAATACTGCGTCATAGTCACCGTTCATAGAGTAAGCGTTAACATATCCTAAAGTAGATATAGCTGAAATATATAATCTGTAAGACTTAGGTGACATATAAATATAAAGATCTTCTTTTGTGTATACAGTTGTTGGTATAGCTGCTGTACAATTTTGTAAGTTTTCGATAATGTTTCCTGCTGCAAAAGCAGTACCTGCACCACCTACATTAGCAACATCAACTACTGTTGCGTCAGCAACTAAAATACCTACAGCTGCTGCTGGAGTTACAAAACCTGTCCATTCACCTGCATTACCTACATCTCCATTCCATATATTGTTCTCAGTTGAATCTGCTATAATTTCACCTAAGTAAGAAATTACATAGTCATCAAAAGAAGCTGGAGGTGGTGCGCCTGCACCTGCTCTCATTTGTAATGCCTCCCAAGAATCAAGCAAGTCTTGCTTACATAAATCAGTGTTTATTTGTAGGTTCTTTGGTGTTAATACGTTTTCTGTTAAAGCAAGTGTTCCTGCTCCAGTAAAATTACAAGTTGCATCAACTACCATTCCAGTAGCGTTCATTTTCTGAATATTACTTTTAAATTTGATGTTTTCAATCATTGTTAAGTACTCCATTGAAGTAGATTGTCTTAATGCCGCTGAAATGTAAAAACCAGCTGCTTTTCCTGCATAATTACTTGTTGTTGTTAAAGCCATTTTTTTTGTTTTTTATTTATTATTTATTTAAATTGTATATAAATCGTTCCTGCTTAGTAAGTTTACCGTATTCTTTTTTTGATAATACAGGTCTTTCAGAGCTAAATTTATTTGTGTTAATTGGTGATTCAGCAGGTTGTGCTGCTAATTCAGTTTTTAGTTTTTCGTTCTCAGCTTTTAGATCTTTTAATTGTTCTTCTGCTGAAAATTCTTTAACTTCAGTTGTTTTAATAGTCTTTGGATTTACAGAAGGCTCAACATTTTCTTCTGACATTTCTTCAACCTCATCATCACCACCTACTTTTTCTCTTTTAAGATCAGCAACAGCATCTTCTAGGTTTTGGATTCTTTTCTCCATACCTTTCCAATCAGCTACATCTGCTTCTTCTTCATAGTCATCTTTGTCATCCTTTTCAGCTAATTCAACTGTTTCTTCTGACATTTCTTCTTCTGTTACTTCGACTTCTGTTTCTGACTCCATAACTTCGGAAACTACACCCTCAGTTTCAACTCTAAAACTTACACCCTCTGCAGTTTTGTATGTGCCGATTGGTAAAAGTATTGTAGTACCATCTTCTGTTAATACAGAAATATCTACACCACTTTCTAACTCTTCAGCAGTAGAAACAAAAATTGTTCCATCTTCGCTTTTTGCTTGCCAAGCCAACTTAATTTCTTCTTCGGCTTTGTTTAAGCCAAGTGCTACTAGTATTTGTTCTTTAATGTCCATAGGTTCTTTTTTAATATAATAGAATAGTTAATTACTTTGTTTGATTTTCCTTTATTATTTCGTTAAGTGCTGATAGTATTTCTTCATCAGTTGGTGCTTTCTCAGACATTTTTTCCATCTTATCTGTGAAATAACCTTCAATGCTTAGACCTTTTAATTCGCCATCTTTTATTTTATTCCAAAGTTCGTCATTGTTTATTTTCATTTTAACAAACCAAGTACCATTAGGCAAGTCATAGCCATACAATTTAGACTTATCCATATCACCTTCTTTTATCCAAGACTCAACTGTTAAAACACCACTAACTCTATCTTGGTGTTCGTAAGTAGCCTTATGATGGTTATTATGTTTTAAGTACAGTTCTGCTGCTTTTCTCACCGTCTCAGGGCTAAAGTAAACATAATACTCTGAGTCAGTATTTGGGTTGTATCTAAATATCTGCTTATTAGGTATCAAAGCAGGTGATACAAGCATTCTTTTTTCTTCATCTACTTTAGCAAAAGTCAAGTTGTTTTTCTCTTTATTAAAGTAAACAAAATCTTGTTCAATAGCAGGGGATGCTACTAAACTAATTGCATCAATTGCTAGCTCTTGACTATCATCATCAATTACTAATTCAACAATAGATGTAGTCTTTTCGTAATAATCTTTATTAGCTGCTTCACATTCAGCAATAGAGTCATATTTGCATTCTCCTGACTCTCCCCATTTCACTTTTCCGTCTTTACATTCTTTACAAGGCATAGTATATAATAGATTTAATTAATGTTTATTTGATTTTTAAATTGTTGCTCTTCGTCTTATATTAGCTAATTGGTTTTGACTGTTTGTCATTTCATCTGTAACTACAAAAGCTTTAACAGGTTCAGGAGCTAAACCACCACCTAATTCAAAAGCCCCTGACATCATTTGAGGAGCAGGAGTTTGAGGTGCTACACCACCTCCACCACCACTTCCACCTCCTTGTGCAGGGGTGCCGCTTAAGATCTTTTGTATCTGTACTGCTGAAAAAGCCCCTGCTAGTCCTGCTTGTATAAAAGGATATGCAGGTAATACTGTAGTTATTGGTGATTTTTGAGCAGATGTAAAAGCATTTTGCACCCCTTCTACACCTGATATTGTAGCTGAAGTAACTGCTGCAGCCTTACCGATTGTTGATTCTTGACCTGCTATTTCTGTTGCTAATCTTAAACCATCTTGTATCATAGCTAGTTTAGCATCTTTTACACCTTTTGCTAATGCAATTTCATCTTCTGCAGCTTTTTCATCTTCTGCTTTTTTCCTTTTATTACGAGCAGTTAGATTCTTGTAAAATCTCATATCTTCATCTAATTCAGCATCAATAGCAGCCTGTTTCTCATCAGCTATTCTTTTATTTTCTTTATCAATAGCATCTTGTTTTTCTTTTTCTCTTTTCTTTCTCTCAGCCTCAATTTGATTTTCCATCTCATTAACTTCTGTCATTATTCTTTTACGAAGTCGTAATGATTTTATTTCAGCCTCTGCAATAGCAGTAGTCAAGTCAGCTAATTCTTTTTCATCAACTGCTTTATGTTTATTCATTTCCATATCTTCTTTAAAGATACGCATTCTCTCTTTTGCTAATACTAGCTCTGTATCTGTTGTCTCTTGCTCTAAATCTAATGCGTTTCGTAATGCATCTAGCCTAACTTTTGCTGACTTAGTTTCATCTTCTGATAATAGCCTTGCTTTTTCTATCTCTTTTCTTGTGTTAGCTTTAGCAATATTAAATTCATTTGTAGCATCTCTTAAAGCTTGTGTATCTAATGCAAGTTGTGCTGCTGCTTTCGCTTCTCTTTCCATCTCATCACCTATTCCACTCATATTGCCTTCTAAAACCTCTGCTGCTGCTGCAAATCCATCTGTAAACAAAACAGTTAAAGCCTTACCAACAGTTGTAATTCTGTCTTTAATGACATTAAATCCTGCACCAATTTTAGACATAACAACTGCCAACTTATCCATACCCTCTTTAGTGGTTGTTACATAAGTAACTAAGGACCCAAAAGCAATAAGAAAAACCCCAATACCTGTTGACACAATACCTGCAGTGATAGATCTAAACATTGTTTTAATTAAAGGAATAACACCTGATACTGATTTTTTTATTCCATTTAATGAAATACCAAAAGCTTCAAAATTACCAATAGTACCTTTTACTGCGTCATCTTGCTCCTTTTGTGCTTTATTATATTTTTTAACCTCATCTGTTGCTGCCTTTTGCTGATTCTTTAAATCTTTTAAAGTGTTCTTTTCTAAATTAAGTAGTGTAGTTGTTTCTTTTATTTGTTCATTAAGCTTAGGCATTCCTGCAGTCCAACCACCCTTGCTTAGTTTATCTTGTTGTGCTTTTAATTTAATTAGTTCTCGTTCTTGAGCAATAATTTCTTTGTTTTGTAATTCAATCTGCTCATTAACATCATCTAAACTTTTGCCCCAATCTTCTGTTTCTTTAGTAACTTGTTTAATGTTACTTTTTACAGTCATTACTAATTCTTCTGCCATAATTTTATACTTTTATATTATAAATGTTTAGAGTACAACTCCAACTTATATCCATATTTGCTGCACCTGTTACTTGAAATAACATATCATTAGTGCCACTAAATGCCATTTCCGCTGTCCAACCTGTAACTGTTCCAAAACTTCCTAAAGTTGCAACAGATTGATCAACTAATTTTAAATACACTAAACCTGTTGCTCTTAGTAGTATTCTATCATATGGGCTTCCACCTGCCGTACCACCTGTTCTTACACCCATAACATTAGCTTCGAAGCCTTGAAAAGAATTAGTGACTGCCTCTCTATCTATAATTGTTTTTCCTACTTCACCATTCACTAAAAGGTTTGTTCCTGTTGCATCTGTTGTTGTTCCTGTTAATGTTATTGTAGATGCTTGAGATTTACCAACTCCTGAGCCACTAAAGCCACCACCTCCAATTACAAATTCGCCATCTCTTTCAGCCCTTCCATAAGTACCTATAACTGTCGCATTATTAACGCCATTATCTATTTGGTTGTTACTTCCTATTATTAAGTTGTTTCTCGATAATCCTTTTACAGTATTATTTTCACCCATTATCTGAGTTGTATTAGTACCTGTTTCTATTGTATGACCTGAGCCTTTAACAAAGTTGTTTTCATTAACAAAGTTTTTTTCAAGATTTGCATTATATGTAAAAGCCATACAAGATCCTGTTACCTTATCATAAGTATAACCATAAGCTTCACATTGTTGTTGATTAGGTATTACTTCAGTATTTCCATCAGTAAAGCGAGCTAATCCTGTTTGGGTAACAAAAGTTGGTTTGATTAAGTATCCGTTTAAGTATGGTATTGACATTATGGTATAAGTATAAATTCAACTATTGATAGATCCTGTGGTTTGTAATCTATTTTATTCACTCTAAACTCTCTGTTTTTTATAAAAACTTTATCGTAAAATTTAAAAGTGTTTATGTCACCTGCCGTTAAGTTTACTTTAAGTGTCATTGTCCTTGTATCAGGATTATATAACTCATTAAAGTACGGCTGCCAATAAACGCCAAATAAATTATTAGGTGTAGCAAATGATTGAAAAGGTAATTGACATATTCCAAAATTAAAATCACTTGTAGCACTTAAAGCAGGTATTGAAGATAAATGACTAAACTGTAAAAATTCATCTTCAGTAGCATCTCCTGCAACTCCATTTTGTGCAGGAACATCATAAGTGCAACTTGTTAAAGTTTTAACTCCGTTATTATACAAAATTCTAGGGCTATTATCAAACCCTTCTGATGTACCATCACCTGAGTTATAAGAGTATATTCTTGGCACTATAAAATCAGTAAACTGAGTCATTAAAGCCTTAGATAGTGTAGCTGCAAATGGCTCTGCTATTATTTCATCTTCACCACTTAAAACACTTTGTAAGTTATTTGTTGTTGTACTTGCATCAAATGTTAAGCTACCATATAAAAAGCCCTTTGTTGTATTTTTATACACATTAAAAGCGTAGTCATCATCATCTTCTAAAAACTTAAATATTGTTGTTTTATTTAAATCTGTTAAAGGTGTAAGTTTTATTTCTGAAACATCTATTTTATCAGTCCAATCAAGTTCACTACTGTCTTCATTTTCTAAGAATATATTTTTATAAGGATCTATTAATATATGATTAGGATTATTATTGTCAGGTATAGATACTAAATTAAACATAGTAAAAATGCCTTTTAAAAACTCCCATTGCCCCAACTCACCTCTTAATGTTTGTAAAACTGTATTTGTTGTTATAGCTACAGTTCCAACACTAAATGTAACAATAGCACCACCACCATCATTAAAAAGTGCCTGTTTTTGTCCAACTGTGTTAACCGTACCTGCATTGGTTCTAAACTGTGCTTTTAATGTTTCACCAATATTAGGCATATATTGTTCAAATGTACCTGAGTATGAAAACTGACCTCCTGCTGGTATTGTTTGTACACCTGAATAATTTATTTCTTCGTTATTATATAGCCAACGACACTCAATTTCTCTGCTTCCTGCATCAAGGTTTGTTATTAAATATTCATAATCAATATTGTAAAACTCATTTACAGCAGTAGATGTTATTTCATCTGTTGTATCATTATAATTAGGGGGTGTAGCACCACCTATCCAAGGTGCTTCACTACTAAGTATTAAGTTGCTATAAGTAGTTGTTGCAAAGTTTACTGGTGCAGTAAATCCTGCAAAATAATAACAACTAAAAGTTGTAATGTCACTTTGTACAGGTGTATTATCAGAACCCCAATTAAAGTCCATATATAAATTTTGAAAATCTGCATTAGATTCGAAAAATGTACTTTCATAAGTAAATGGAAATTCAGGCTGATTAAATATCATATCTATTAAATACTTGATAGAAATAAATGGCCTAAATGAGCTTTCTAAATTTGGCAATGCAGGTCCAAAATTCGTTCCCACCCCATAAGAATGATTCCAATCAACAAAAGGGTATCTTAAAACATTAGTAGTTGTAGCCCCTACAGCACCTGCAAATGTACCTGCTTCTAGTGCTTCTTTTAATCCTAAAATCCCTTGCCAACTATTTCGTATTTGTGTGTAATTATAATCGTGGTCTAATTCTGAAAAGTCTAAATCACTAAATGTTCTGTCCTCTAATACATCGGCTAGAGCAATAACTTCTGAGTACAAGTTTACATCATAACTTATTTCTCCATTTATGTCAGTTATATCTAGCATTCTTAGATAACCTTCAAATAATATAAAACCATCCTGTTTAAGTTGGCATTGTGTCTTAGCATAAGGATTAAAAGCTAAACTGTCTGAAGATCTAGTTACTTCAAATATATTGTCAAAAAGCTGATTGTTTCTTTTTGTAGCAGGTAATTTAAATGCCTTAGAATATGACTGTACCTTTTCAGCTACGTTTTTAAAATCATCTACACTTAGTGATAATGGAAGATCTTCATCTTCGTATAAATCACAAATGACCTGCCCATCTGCTAATTCAGTTATACCTCCTGAAGGTGATACTTCTGTTTGTTGTACAGATACATTACTAATAGTAACATCATCAGCTACACTATTAAAATAGCTTATGACTAAAGTGTTAGTTGTAGTATTAGCTGTAAACGTTTTTGTAAGAACAGATGA